TCAATGAGTGCAGATTCAAGTGCTCTTTCAATAACATTGAGGTCATTGTTATTTATCCTTGTTAAATCTAATATATGCCTTTGTTCTATTATTGTTTCTTTTTCTATTTTATCTTGCCACCCTGCCTGATTCTTTAAATAGAATATCATTGCAGTATTATCACCCTCTCTAGCTTTATTAAATAAAGCATTAGTGATTGTTGCTATACCTTTATTTTTTCCTCTTTTTATAGCATCCGAAAACTCCGAAAACTTACTCTGTTTATCGTATAAAGTTGTTTCACTGATTCCAAGAACACTTGCTATCTGATTCATAGTTAAACCTTGAGCAGCATAACCTTCTGCTCTTTTACAGAGTTCATCATCTATAACTATAAGAGGTCTACCAACTTTCTTTAGCTTTTTTTTACTCATATAAAATTACTCAATATCTTGTTATAATTTGTTTTTAAATCATTATGAGAGTCATTTACTAATATTTCATATCTGCCATCTAAATATTCTTTTATATTATTTATTTTTGTTTGTCTGCCTTTTATAAATTTTTCCGATTGATTATCATTTCTATCTTTGTGCCTACTATCTGTATGTTTACTCTCTAATAAATAAACTTTTAAGTTCATATTAGATTCCGCTTTCTTAATAGCTTTTAAATTAAACAACCTATCTCCCTCAAATAAGATATTATAATTAGGATTATGCTTTTCCCATTTTTTATTTATATCTATAAATTCTTCGAAGTCAGGCTGTACTGACATTGATAATCTATCTGTGCCTGAAAATACTTCTTTAGCAGAGTAGACTCCTAATATGACTAGATGTAATTTTTTATTATAATGCCCATACAATTTTTTATATTTAAATCGTAGCCACGGAGAGTAATTACTAAAAAACTGTCTCATCAAAGTTGTTTTACCAACTGCTGGTTCTCCACCTACAGCGATAATCTTAGTTGTAGACATAATCATTATAATCGTTTTTAAAACAATCCCACTCTTTATCCATCATAATTACTTGCCCTGTATTTAAATAAAAGTTCTGTTTATAAGGGTGTAATCCAAAATCTTTTGAATTATCCTCAAGTCTAAGTTCTTTAGGCAATAAATCTTTTCTCATCTGCCAGAACAAATCAAAGTCATATTTATCTTTCCACATCTTTTCAGCATACTTTACTCTATTATAAAACATATCATTATATACATTAGGGTATCTTCTATCAGGTCTGTGCATTGATTTGTAATTACAAAGTGCAGTTTCAAAAGTGTAGAAACTTAAATCCTCATGTTCTAATCTATCTTTCATCTCTTTGAATAATATTTCTGCTTCAGTGTTTAGCCAACTAATCATTTCTTTACTGTATGTAACTTTAGTTTTCCACCAGTCCAAATCATCACGACCTAAAACTTTACATAAACCATTTCTATGCGACCTACTTCCTGATATATCGTCAAGGAATAATTCATTACAATCTACATTTACTCCTTGTAGTCGTAAGAACTCTGAGTATGAAAAGGTTGACAATCTACCGAATGAAAGCAGTTTCTCTCTTATAAATGCCCACAGTTGTTCAAAGTTTTTGAATTTATCATTTAAAAAACATATCTCAGAAAACATATTATGTTGGCTTCCATATTTATCTACTTGCTCTTTATAACTTTTGACGCAGTTGACTAATCCTGTTTTACCAATTTTAAAATATCTTCTATCTAAATCCCAACCTTTGCCGACCATGAACTTTATGTAATTTTCATTCCACCAATCTTCTAATTTATTTATATCTACATTTTTCAGGTCAGGAAACTCTTGGAATATAATCCATGATGTAACTATATTTTGCGAACAACCATTTATAAATCCTAACCAAAGTTTCTGCTCTTCGTCTAATTTCAGCTTTTCATTTAAATAAGGGAAAGCACCATACACGAATCCTGCATGAGCTTTATATTTTAAATTAAATTCATACAGTCTTTTAAATACTTCTCTTCTGTACTCAGGTTTACGAAAGTCCATTCCGACCTCTAGGTTTTCAACTTCTTTAATACTATTCAGTTCTGAATACCTACCAATCATTTCCAAACGAATCCTTCATACTTATCTTCAAGAGTAAAATATTTATGCTGTAGAATATTTTTATCTGCAGATGCTAATATATAATTTGCGTTTTTACCTCTATAAGCAACCTTACTAATTGAATATCCTGTATTTATTTTTAACCAAATAGACATAGCTTCAAAATATTCTTCGTAGCTATTTATTTCCTGCTGTAATATTTTCTCGTATTTTTCTTTATGAATACTTATAGGATAGGTTCTTGAAGTATCAGTCCATATTACATACTTTGGTTTACTCATAAATAAAGCTAGAAAGTTTGACCAAAGTCCTCTCGTTATTTGAATGATACTACTTTTAGGAAAGTCACATACTTTTATATCAAATTTTTCATTTTTTAATATTGACTTGTGTCCGTCTTCGTGTAGACTTTTTATTCCCTCAATAGATGATAATTGATTAAAACATTCATAATCTAAATCACCAGCAACATGCTCTGTAGGTTTTATTACATTTTTAAATATTATTGTAGATACACCAGCACCAGCAAAATATTCTCTAATCGTTAAATAACTATTTGCTAAGTCTTCAATTAACCATTCTGTAGCTAAACATTTACTAGATACAAGTTCTTGTTTTTCTTGAACAAAATATAAATAAGATCGTTTTGAGTTTTCTTTATGAGACTCATCTTTATAATTATTATTTAATCTGTAATTCCATTTATTACAAATTATAGCTTGTTTAGTTGTCATGACTTAATGACCCAAATATTTTCTTTTTAATCTCTTCTGCTCTTTTTATTTCCTCAGGAAGCATAACTTTTTTAGTTTCTGTTTTTGCTCTATCAAGTTCATATTGTTTACTTCCACAATAAATCATTTTTTCTCTATAATAACAGACCACTGATATTCTTTCGTAATAAGTTATCTTTTTAGGTGCTGTGTTACCATGAACTTCGTGTACATCAAATAATGCTACATCCCCATGCCCTATATTTAAACCTACACCATATTTAGGAAGAACTGTATAAAAGCCATCATATTTACCTCTTGATATTACACCTAAATTTCCAAATCCTTCTTTTAAATCTCCTGCATCTTTATGGGCTGCTGTTCTAAAATTTTTATTCACTGTTACTGTAGTGAAAGAAGTATCGTTTATTATAAAATCTTTAGATGATGCGTCAGCCATTCCTCTTTGAATTTTATACCTATGAGGTGCAAAATTTTTAAATACATCATCAATGCACTTTATGTAAGGAACACACATATTGTATTCATTAAAAAACTTTTGAGAAAAGTTAGTCGTTCTACAGTATGGTATTCTAGGGTATCTATCCATGTAACCTATCACTGAACTATGAACTGGTAGAGCATAACTTGTGTTCGATAATTTGCCACTTTTAAGCAAAGGTGTATATTGTCCTCCACTAATTTTTCCTGCTACACGACCATCAATAATATCTCCCACTTTAAACAACTGTTCTAAATTACCAGCTGCACTGCCTCTATTATTTGATTTTTGAGCTGCTTTCCTAAATGGAATCCTAGCATTTTCTAAAGTTTTTTCAGGGACGATATTCTTTTTTAGAACACAAAGTAGTTCACCATTTTCTTTAAAAACCTCTGTATCTTCTTCTATTAAATGTTGTATGTGCTTTTCTTCTAAAAAATGACTAATGAGTTTATTAGCTTCGTCATCAGTCATTATAGGTTTTAATTTAATTGATTTCATTATTTAATCTTTTATTTTCATTTTCTACACATTTAAAAACTGCATCTGATATATTATCAATGCTATATTTTTCTTTGACCTTTTCAACTATATCCCTAAATTTTTGCTCATTATCAGGTTCATAAAATAATTGTATCATCTTTACATCATTCATTAAATGATTTTCATCTTCTGTTATCTCTATAGGGTCTTCAATAGTAATCTCTTCTTTAGCAAACATGCTGTCTAGTTCTTCACTTGTAAAACCAGTTAGATTTAAATCAACATCTAAATCTAATAAATTGTTTAGTTCCTCTTGTAAAAAATTATAATCCCACCCTGTTTCTTCATTTATCCTATTATCTGCTATTCTATATGCTTTAGCTTGTTCGTCTGTAAATTCCCCACGAACAACAGGAACTTTTTTTAAGTTTAATTTTTTACTTGCTTGGTATCTTGTATGACCAACAACGATTTCATCTTTCATATCAACAACTATCGGCTGTTGAAAACCGAACTCTTTGATGCTCGTTGCGACCATTTTAATAGCTTTATCTGATATTTTTCTAGGATTTTTATTATAAGGTTTTATA